TATATACTCCTTCATTTAATAGTCCTGTACTAGCTTGAGTACGAACTGCTGTTCTAGAAAGTAAATTTTGTTTAGCAACAAATAAAAGACCATTTGGAGATTTTAAATCTATAAAATACTTTCCTAATCTTTTAACATCAATTAAAGAATCTTGTACAGCATTTACCCCACCTCTAAGTATGAAATCATAACTTAAAGCTCTATCTTCTATTTGGTTAGGAATAGAAGTTTGAATGTAAGGTTGATTACTACTTCCTCCATAAATTCTATCTTTCCCAAACTTTAGATCTTTTAAATTTGTTTTAAGATCTATAAGTCCCATAATTAACCAGGTAAATGAGAAGTATAAGGCAACAATTGTGAAGAGCCTGGATTAGTTGAGATAGAAGGAACTTGTCCGTTTAAATCTAACTGAGAAGGTTGTGGTAAAAAATTAACAGCTCCATCATTATATGCTTGATAAGCAGAATTTACTGAACTAAAATCAGATCCATTTAATGAATATCCTGGTTGATTTCCATCAGCATGAAGTTGTGATTGTTGAGTAGCTAATTGATTTGTAGGAGGTGTTGATCCGTTAGGAGCTGCAGTAAATGGAGAGCCCTGAGTAAGAAGCATGTCTAGTAATCCCATGGTATATAGTTTTTGTTATAAATATTATATATTATTGAACTTTATATGTATTCATTGCAACTGCTGTTCCAAATCTAGTACCATTTACACTATTTTCTACTATAGTTGGTTTTGAATTTGATCTAGCTTGTTCTTGTCTCATTGCTTTCATTTCTGTTACAAGTGGAGAAATATCTACATTTTGTTGAGAAGTAGATTCTGTTCTTCTTTTACCTCCCAAATTAGTACCTGCTATAACAGTATCATTATTATTTAATGCTACAGCTCCCTCAGGATGTAATAATACACGTTTACCATATCCTCCCATAGATGTAACGTCATCACCTTTATTAAAATAACTAGTAGCTAAACCTACCATTCCAGCTGATGCCGCTATAGCTACAGGAATTCCAAAAGGTCCTAATATACTTTCTCCAGTAAAAATTGATGCTATTGCTGATCCTATACGTTTCCAAAAATCTGCTGATAATAAACTTTGTAAAGTTCCCTGTAATGATATATTTGCTAAAGTTTCTTTACCTAATAATTGTGCACCTAATACAATTGCACCCCAAACTACAGCTATAGATTGAGCTATTTGTAACACTCCTCCTAAACCACTTTTAAGATCTCCATGTATTAAATCAGTAAAACCTTGAACAGCATCAGCCATAAATTTAAATAGAAAAACTATAGGAGTTAATAAAATATTTATAGCAGGTAAAACAGTTGTTACTAAATCCATTAATGGAGAAATAATTCTTAAAATAGGTTCAGATATTGAAATGAATATTTCTTTTAATTTTTCAACTGATTGGTTAAAACGTTCTTGAATTGATTGTTGTTTTAATTGAGTAGCGTACTGTTCATCTCCCATTTCTGCTACTGCAGCTGCGTATCCTTTTTCTTTTACTAATAAATCAAATTTTGCTTTTGCTGCTGCGGCGTCTTTTACTCCTATTTTTTGTAATGCTTCTCTTTCAATTAATGAAGCAGCTAAATCTTCTCTACTCATACCAACAGCTTTAGCTAAAGCTTCTTGTTGGATGCGATTCATTTTAGTAAATTCAGCACTTCCTTTTACTTGTTTTAATATTTCTGCTGAGGCACCAGCTATATCTCCATTTAATGCTAATAAACGAGCTTTTTCTAAATTTAAATCTTTACCAGTTATTAATTCTGCTGACAATTCATTTGTAATAGATGATTCAAAATCTAATAAACTTTCTGCTATATGATCTGCTTGATCTAAATTAATACCAAATTCTTTTGCCTTAAATGCTGCTTCAGCTAATCCTTTAGTAGTTCCACCAACAGATAATTTAATAGCGGCTGATGTATTAGATACTTCTTTTAATAATTGCTTTTCATTTACTGTTAATTTATTTTGTGCATTTAAAGCAGATACTGTACCTAAAAATTGTTTTGTGTTATCTTTTAAATTTCCTCCTGTAGCTAAAGTTAATTTTTGCATACCAATGAGTTCTTCATTAGTATAACCAGCCATTTCTCTTAATTCGGTAAATGTTTCAAGATCTTCTTTATTTAACATAGCATTAGATCCTAATGATTTACCTACAGCAACCATTGATTCTTGTAATGCTCTAGCATTTAAAGCAATATTTAATGATGAATTACCCATTTGTATAAGTTCTTCTCTTAAATTAGCTGCTTCATTGTATGTTATATTAAATTCTTTAGCTAAATCACCTGTAGCTGTATCTCCTTTTATAAGAGCATCTACTATTTGGTCTATTAAAAAACCAGCTACAGCCATAGGATCAGTTAAAGAATCTTTAATAACTCCTTTCATTTTTCCAAAAGTCATTTTAAGAGCTTCTGCTCTAGAAACTGGTGCTTTACCTTCTTCTTCTCTTTGCTTATTTATTTGTTTAATTTCATCTTCAACATCTTTTAAAACATTAGACATACCTGGTAAATCTCCTAAAAAAGGAATTTTACTCATACCTTTCATTAAAGCTCCAGATAATCCTAATGTTTTTTCAATTTGAATTTGTTTTTCTAATTGATCATCTAATTGAGAATTAAGCTGTTTTATAAAACTAGCACTTCTAGTAATTTCATTAGTAATATTTTCATGAGCTGCTTTAGCTTCTAATAATTGTCTTCTTTCAATTCTTGTTAAATCTCTATTTCTAGATGCAGTTTGAAGACGTTGAACTTCTTCTTTTGCTAATTTGCCTGCTAATAATAAATCATTAAATCTATCACCTGATTTACTTTTTAAAGATTGTATTTCTTTAGATGTTAAAGAAGTAATATTTTCCTGATGACTCTGTAATTTAGATGCTACACTAGCTAAACCCGAAAATGATGATTTAGCTATTTTAGCTCCACTATTCATATTTTTAATTTCATCTACAATACGAGTAAATCCTTCTCTTGCACCTGAAATATCATTAATATATTCTTTCCACTCATCTGATAAACTTTTAACTGCTAATTGTGCTGTTCTTAAATCTCCATTAAAATTTCTAAAACTAGCTTCTGAGGCAGTATCGCCTAATTTTTTAGCTAATTCAATACCTTCTTGTAAGAGTCTATTAAGTTGTTGTTGTTCTTGTGGAGTCATTTATTAAAATATATATGTTATAAATATTAAAAAATATAACTTTTATTTATAACTAACTTTAGGACTAGGAGATACTTTAGGTGATGCTTCTCTAAATGCTTGTTTATTTACATTACCTGATGAATCTACTAATGTTGATTTATTACTACTACCTTTAGATGAAGCTTTTTCATATTCTTCAGCTTCTTTTTGATAAAATTCATTTATTTTTTTAAAAGTAAATAGGCGAAGCCAACGGGGCATATTATAAATAGTTTCCCAGTCGTATCCGCCTTTACCATGAAATACAATTTCATGTATTTGAGTAAATAAATTAGCTCTTACTTGTACTGCTATCTCAGAAGTCAGGCCAAAAAAACTTAATTCCGACAGGAATGTCGACTCTATTGACATTGTTGTCGGGAAAAAAAGTTAGATCAACGTCTGGTTGAGTTTCTTTAATATGTTTTCTTAGTTCACGTGAGTCCCGGGCTAAGAGTTGATTATCAACAAACTCTCGTATTGTTTTAGAATCTCGTTCTCCATTAACTGATGTAATTATATATTTTAATCGTGTTGAAAGATCAGCAGATAAATTTTTATTAATTTTTTTAAGACCATCTAATTCAGCTTGTATCTTTTGTTCATCACCGTGAGTTAAGATTTTATAAGTAATGTTAGTGCCCGTTGACGGTAAAGTATAAATAAATTCATTAACACCTTTATTTGAATATTTAAATGGTTTATTATCAATTTTACTTAAATCAACTGTATATTCTTGACCATCATAACTAAAAGTATAATCACTACCATATCCTAAAACACGAGCCGCAATCATAATAGCATTTTTATCACCTACAATTAAATCATTATAATTAATTTTAGATACAATAAGTGATTGTAATAATTTATCTAATACTGTGCCATTTTGAATATATGATTGATTAGTAAGAATATCTTCTTCTTTTGCAGTCATATATTTCATAATCACTTTACCGCTTGATAAAGGATTATCTTCAGGATATATTAATCCTTTTGATGGTAATTCGATTTCTTCTGTTGGAAAATTGAAAGTTTGTTCCATAGTCTTTATTTAATAACTTTTTATATTCGGATATAAATATATGAAAAATAAAGAAGCTCACCTAAATTTAGTGAGCTTTCTTTATATTTATTTTTATTAATTAGAAGTTTAAGATACAATAATCCATTCCTAAGTTAACTGATAATTCTTGTGCTGATGCATCCTCATCCCAACTATAATCGCCAAATTTAGCTGATTTAATAAATGCTCCTTTAATAATCCATTCAGATACAATATCACCTACTGGTCCTAATACATTAATTGTTACATCTTTTTTATAGAAATCGGAATAACCATCACGACCTGTTACTGATTCATGATGTAAACGTACCCATTCCATTACTGCCTGAGCACCTGATGGTGTAATAGGATCATGTAATGTCATTTCGATGTCGTCCCATTTAGCTCTTCCTTTAATTTTACGGTAAACATTAATATGGTTTAATTTAATTTCGTCCATATCTACACCTACAGCGCCAATTTTCTTAATAACATATGAAGGGATTCCATCTACATACATTATAAAACGATTTTTTACTTTCGGTTCAAATGCTGTAAAGAATATTTCGTTTGGATTTAATACTGCCATTTTATTTTATATTTTTATGTTTGTTATAAATATCTATGTTTTAAAGAATTATCCAGGGAATGTTGCACCTGTTGGAGTAATGTTGAAGTTTAAGTAAATAAATTCAGCTGTCTTAGTAGGTTGTAAATAGATATTACCAATTAATTCGTTACGATCAATTACATCAGGTGTATTATTTGAATCATCCATTACTACTTTAAACGCGTATAAACCTTGACGTTGTTGAACACTTGTTAAGTATGGATTAACTTGGCTTAAAAACGCATTTCTAGTTGCTGCTGTATTTTGTTCGAATACTAAGTTAAGAGCAACTTGAGAAATATATGATTTAAGAGCAATTAATAAACGACGAACATTTACTCTATCTAAAGCACTTGCTCTAGTTTGTAATGTTTTCTGACCATATACTACTACTCCTGTTCCTGGGAATGTTGCGATTGGATTTACTTTAGCTGTATATAATGTATCACGTTGAGTTTGTGATAATTTGGTTTCAGCTCTTACTACTGTAGATAAACCACCTCTATTAATACCTGCTGGTGCGAACCATGGTTCAGCTACTGCGTCGTTATAAGCATATACTCCACCAATCATTGTTGAAGCTGGTACCCAAACTAATTGACCTGTTGAAGGCTCAATTACTTGTAACCAAGGCCAGTATGAAGCAGCATATGATGTGTTTTGTCCTTGTGCTTGAGATGTTACAGTACTAAGTGCAGTATTATAAGGTACAAGATCCATTACATAAATATTATCTCCACGATTTTGTGTATTTGAAACAATACTAGTAACTGTAGAAGTATGAAGTGAATTGATAATACCTGGAGTTAATAATACATTAAATTTATAATCATCTGTATTAGCTAGTAAACTAACCATATTATCATAACTTGAAGAAACTAATCCTTGAATATTATTATTAGTAATATTATTATAGAATAATGATCCGTCTTTTAATATACTAGTTCCACCACTAAATGTTCCACTAGCGTTCACTGGAATGGATGCTGAGTAAGATGATACTGAAATTACTCCGTTACTATTTAAATAATTAGGAGTTGTAAAATTTACTTGTTTTATAGTTACATAATTTGATCTATTAGCGTATGATCCTGAGTATTGAATTGAGGCATTTCCGTTTTGATCAGTAACAAAATTTGCAATTGTATCTCCAATTACTTTAGAAATATAATTTGGAGAATATGGATCTAAAGTTAAATTAGTAAATGCTTCTAAAATAGTTGGTTGTAAACTATTATCATCTCCTCTTCTAATTAATAAATCAAATGTTCCTGAACTTGTATTTGCATTTATAATTTGCCATCTTACGTTATCTGCTGATCCACTTACTAATGCTCCATTAGTTTCAGAACCACTATTATTCATAATAGCTCCTTTAGTAAGAGGTTGAAGTACAAATGGTGAAGTTCCAGTTGTAGCTGATCCAGTAGGAATAAATGAACTAGAGGCAAATGTCCAAGCACTAGATTGTGATACTACTCTTGCTACTAATAATGATTCACCCCCATTAGCAAAATAATTATATGCTGCTATTGAAGTTAAATAAGTATATGTTTGTTGATTAGTTGCGCTACCACTTTGAAAAGCTGTACCAAATACGTTTTGGTATTGATTCCAAGTAGTAACTATTGTTGGAACTTCAACAGGACCTTTAACTGTTGGTCCGATAATTGCTGCTCCTACAGTGACTGGTCTTTTAGATACGAAAGAATTATCGTTTTCTATCGCTAAAACGCCTGGTGATAATAAAGATTCTGCCATTGTTTATAATTTATTTTTATTTATTTTGTTATAAATATGGTAAAACCTGCTAAAAATATTAGTTAGGTATAAATTCTCCTCTTTCTAGATCAATAGATCCATCACCATATTTTTGTTGAAGGTTTTTACCTAGATCAGTTTCTTCTTGAATTAATTGTTTAAGATTATTTTTAAGATTTTCTTTTTGTAAATTAATTTCTTGAAGTCTTGATTCTAAAATTCCAAAACTTTCTACTAATTGAACTCTTTTTTCTCTAATATTTTTCAATTGAGTAATTTCTTCTTGAGTTAAAACTTTTTTTTCCATAAATTTAATTTATTATAAATATATTAATTATCTCCTGAGATATCTTCGTTAACTGTTACTTTATTTATTCCGGGTAATTTTTTTAACGATGTTAAATCTTTTTGTGGAATATCTGGGATAATATATCCGTGTAGTTTGATATTAAAAGTACTACTGACTACTCTTTCTGCTTTATCTGCTAATTCATTTTTTAAAGTAAATGAATCAATCATTGCTCTAAATTGAAAACGAGATGAATCACCCCAATATGAATCAGAAGCATATTCAATTGCTTCAATAATTTTATTTAATTGATCCATATAGTAAGTATTAACAGCACATGTATAAGTTACTGTTAAATAATCAGGAACAACAACTGCGTATGCTGTTTGTTCAGGTACTACATTATTTAATACATCAAAATTACTATATGAGTTTTGAGAAGAATATTTTTTCTTCTGTACTGATATATTATGAGGATTATTTGCGTCTAATTTATTTGATATTGTTCTTACTTTATCAATACTTTCTTTTTTAAACATCATAATAGGCATCATAATCCTACCTTGAGCATCTCTAAAATAGCCTTGTTTTTGAAATGAAGTCCATTTTTCAGGTGAACCATATATAACAGGAACTTCTAAACGTTATCCATTTTGTATTACATAAGGTTTAATAACATTTTGAAAATAATAAAATACTGCTTCATCAATATCTTGAATACCAATTGAAAATGGTTTTGTAGTATCTCCTTTAAATGAAATCTGTCCTGCTCGTCCCGAATTACTTGCTAAATTAGGATTACCTGTAGGAGAAAATCCTGGTCCACTTTGATTAAGTGGTTCTTGTTGAGAGATAAGTATCTCTTTCTGTGTTTTAGGTATTGGTTTTCTTCCTTTAGTAGCCATTATAATCTAGTTTTAATAATGTTTAATCTATCAGCAGGAACATAATGACATTCACAAGTTACAGATACATTATAGCCCCAATCTTGTAAATTAGGATTTAATGGATTACCAGGATATGGATAATCTGGGTCTTTACCTGCAAAAAATTGTACTATATTTGTATTATCTATTTCCCAATAACTTTCTTGATATAAAACAACATCACCAACTTCAGGATGTACTCCAGCATCTACTAAATCATCTCTCAAGAAAGCAAAACTTACTGGCCAATCAAAATCTACTCCAAATTCACCTGTAGGGCTGGTATTATCACCTACTGTGATCATTGCGTTAAATATAATAGGGCCGTCAAATAATCTTCCAGTAGAAGCTTCACCATACATATTAGTTTTAGTTTCGGCTATTTTATATTTATAAAAAGCACATTCCTCAGAAATAATATTTCCAATTAATTCTCTATTGAGTCTTCTTATAAAAGATACATCTCTACTTGATCCAAATATTGCCATTATCCTATAAATATTGTCATTGGTGATCTACCTAATTCATTCATAGTTGAATCTCCTTCTGCTTGTTTTCTTGCTAATAATGCTTGACGAGAAGTTTCGTCTAAATATCCTCTTAATCTTTCAATTAAAGCTGTTTTTTCTGCTGTGGCAGCAGTAATCAAATCTCCTGAGTTTAGAGATATTTCTCTATTAGGAATTGGAATTGTTGATTGATATTTACCTCTAACATACCCCAACATTTCTTTACATAATGCTAATGTATATTCAAATATCCATTGGCGACCAATAGAATTAATTTGACTATATATTGGATTTGTAAAGTTAGCATTTGAAGGATTTGTTACACTTCCTGCAGAATTACTAGAATTATTAATAACACTGTTATTTCTTTCTTCTATACTGATATATTGAAACCAAATATGATGATCATTATATAAAGGAATAGGAAATATTCTTAATTTATTATTTATTAATTCAAATGAATAATTACTAAAAGCTACTTCATTCTGCATTTCTACTGCCTGCATTGATTGAAGTAATAAACTTGTAGGATACATTAAAAATCCTGTTGATCCAAATAAACCATAAGCACCAACTGATGGTACTCCTCCTAATCCTGAAAATATATTTAAATTA